ATCCTATTGTCTTGTTTGCAGGCCCATCAACAGGATTTCGTGTAGGAGTCGCGGCTTCTGCGGCTACTTTTGAGGCTGTAGATACAACAGGTGTCGCTAGTTATCAGCCCTTAAACGTGAACGGTTCCACCGTCACAATTCAAACTGGTGGCACCGCGCGTGTGGATTTGGACGCTTCTGGTAACGTCGCTATCAGAAATGTTGCAACTTTGGCTTCTACCGTGGCAACGCCCGCTGGTGGGTCTACGTCTGCTAGATTACTTTTAGGGACTACAGCCGGTTTTGGTATTTATTATGGGTCTGGATTGCCAACAGTTTCTGCGGCCCAAGGCTCTATATATATCAGAAGCGATGGATCTTCTACATCTACGCGGCTATATGTAAATACAAACGGGTCTACAACTTGGACAAACTTTACCTCTGCGGCCTAAATAGCCCTTTTAAATGGATGATTTACTAATGGCTATTACATATTCTTGGGAAATATCTCGACTTGATTGCTATCCTACGCATGAAGGCAAAACAAATGTTGTATTTGCTATTCATTGGAAAAGGCAAGCTGTTGATGGGGGTTACATTGCCGCTATTGGTGGTATTGAACCTATAGATTTTGACTCAACTGCGGCATTTATTCCGTATGAAAATTTGACTAAATCTCAAGTCGAAAAATGGCTGGAAAAATCTTTTGGCGAAGAAAAAATTGCAGCTTTAGCTGATGGTCTTAGTGTAAATATATCGAGTCAAATAAATTCGATACCATCTTTACCTTGGTAAAGTTATGTTTACCGACGAAGATCTGCGTATGCTTATTCAAATACTGGATTTTGCTGTTAAATCGGGCGGGTTAGCTGTTGCTGAACGCGCTATGCCTTTAGCAGTAAAAATAAACGCTGAACTTGTTGCTCGGCAACCTGTTGACGATCAAGAAGATAAAGCGTAATTTAATCTGACCGACTAGCCGGATAGCTAGGTGATAGGAGATCGCGTGAGCGACGAAGAACAGGCTGTAGCGGAGATCAGCCCCGCGCCGGAACAGGAAGCCACGGCGGCACCTGAATCTGTTGAGACGACGCCGGAGGAACAATCCTCGTCAAAATCGTTCACTCAAGAAGAGTTGGACGCGATTGTCGGGAAGCGCCTTGCAAGAGAACAGCGCAAATGGGAAAGAGAGCAAGCCCAACGGTTTGCGGAGCAACAGGCTAGACAGCCGGTCGCACCTCCACCCGCGCCAGATGATTTTGAGAACGCTCAAGCCTATGCAGAAGCATTGGCCGAGCAAAAGGCTCAAGAGATGCTGGCTCGACGGGAGGCCGCAAAACAACAGGCAGCTCTGCTTGACTCATATAAAGACCGCGAAGAGGAAGCGAGAGAGCGATACGATGACTTTGAACAAGTCGCGTATAACCCGAACCTCCCCGTAACGGATTATATGGCTCAAGCTATCCAGGCTTCAGATATTGGCCCCGAAGTGATCTATCACCTTGGCTCCAATCCGAAAGAAGCCCAACGGATCGCCAATTTGCCGCCGATTTTGCAGGCAAAGGAGATCGGTAGAATCGAGGCCAAACTGGTCGCGGATCCACCGACAAAACGCACTTCAACTGCGCCAGCTCCTCTTGCTCCTGTCACGGCTACTCGGTCAAGCTCCGGCCCTAGATATGATACGACTGATCCTAGATCGTTAAAGTCGATGTCAACATCAGATTGGATTGAAGCCGAACGGTTGCGACAGATCAAGAAGTGGGAAGCGCAAAACCGTAGGTAACTTAGGTCATGTCAAACTCAATTTTAACAATTGACATGATTACTCGCAAGGCTCTTGAGATCCTTGAGAATAATCTTGTCCTTACGCGCACTGTAAACCGTCAGTATGACGACTCTTTCGCGGTAGAAGGCGCTAAGATCGGCTCTACCCTTCGCATCCGTCTTCCTGACCGCGCATTGGTCACGGACGGCGCTGCCCTTCAGGTTCAGAACGACATCGAGCAATATACGACCCTAACTGTTACTTCACAGAAGCACATCGGCGTGAACTTCACGACCGCCGAACTGACGATGCAGTTAGACGACTTCGCTGAACGTGTTCTGAAACCTCGTATTTCGCAGCTCGCGTCTTCTATCGACGCAGACGTTGCGAACAGCTTCAAATACATCGGCAACTCGGTCGGCACCCCAGGCACCACGCCTGCTACGTCGCTCGTCCTGTTGCAGGCCCAGCAAAAGCTCAACGAGAACGCTGCCGTTATGCAGCCTCGTTATGCCACTGTTAACCCAGCCGCTAACGCTGCGTTGATTGAAGGCATGAAAGGTCTGTTTAACCCCGTTTCGACTATCGCAAAACAGTTCAAAAGCGGCATTTTTGGCGAAGGCATCCTCGGCTACGACGAGCTGAATATGTCTCAGTCAATCAAGCAGTTCACAACTGGTTCGCGCGCTGGCACTGTTACGGTTAGCACGACCGTTACCGCTGAAGGCTCAACCAGCATCGTTCTGACGGGCCTCGGCTCGACGACGATCAAAGCTGGCGACGTGTTCACCATCGGTAGCGTCTTCGCTGTCAACCCACAGACCCGTGAGTCAACCGGCTCGCTGTATCAGTTCGTTGCTCTTGCTGACGTTACGGCGTCAACAACCGCTACGGTCACTGTTCCTGCAATGTATTCGGCTACTCAGGCTCTCGCTACGGTTGATGCTCTGCCGGTTTCCGGCGCGGCTGTCACGTTCCTCGGCGCTGCTTCTACGCAGTATCCACAGAACTTGATCTATCACCGCGACGCGATCAGCTTCGCTACCGCCGATCTCTTGCTTCCGCAGGGCGTCGATATGGCAAGCCGTCAGGTTCACAATGGCATCAGCTTACGTGTTGTTCGTCAGTATGACATCAACAACGACCGTCTGCCTTGCCGTATTGACGTGCTCTATGGCTATGCTGTGATTCGTCCACAGATGGCCGTTCGCCTTTGGGGCTAATATAAGCGGTGGCTCTTTAGAGCCACCCTTTTCCTTCTTATTTGGAGTTGACTCACATGGCATATGATCCAGCCACGCAAAGCGCGGCTTATCCTCTTGAGACTTTAGGCCCAGATCCGGCTCTTTCTACCGGCACAGGCGGCTATCAGATCGGCGCAGGCAACATCGTCGAAGCTGACTTCGGCAATACTTCAGCTCCTGTTTCTATCGCCGCTACGGCGACATTGACGGCAGATCAAGTATTGAATGGCCTTATCCTCGCTAACTCAGGCGTAAGCAGCGGCGCGCAGACCTATACTCTGCCAACTGTTGCCCTGTTTGAGGCTGCAATCCCATCGGCTGTTAAAGTTGGTGCAACGTATCAGTTCAATCTGGTAAACCTCGGCACTTCGACAGCTACGGCTATCGTTGCCGCTGGCACTGGCTGGACGGTTTCGGGCTCATTGACGATGACCGTTCCAGTTACGACGGGCGCTTCTTTTATCGCCCGTAAGAGCGGCGCTGGCGCTTGGACGCTTTACCGCGTTGTATAGTTAGGGTGGGCGAAAGCCCACTCTTCTCTCTTTAGAGGACATTTCCATGCCAAACACCAAAGCAGTTGGTGTTGCTTTTTCTGATCCTGAACTCGTAGCTGGCACAACCATCACGGGCGCGACGATCAGCGGCGGCACTATCTCTAGCGCGACTTCGGTTAGCGCAAGCGACATCACCACAACGGGCGGTCTTTATCTGAAGACGGCTACTGTAGCTGCGACTGGCTCAACACAATCTGATGCAGCGTCAATATCAGACGGGCTTACGCTTGTAACAGCAGCCGACGCTACTAAAGGCGTTAAACTTCCAGCGGCTATCGCGGGTCGCACGGTCATTATTAAAAATGGCGCTGCCGCCATTCTTAAAGTATGGCCTGCCACGGGCGACGGCATCAATGCAATCACGGTTGACTCCAACTATGTGCTTGCTGCTAATACCTCTTCATTGCTCGTCGCTTATGACGCAACGACTTGGTATTCTGTTCCGCTGCTTGCTTCTTAATACATATAGCGGCCTACGGGCCGCTGTATTTCTATAGAAAGATATTTTATGTCGGTCATATATCTCCGCCATCCTATTCATGGACTAAAAGTCGCTTGTATGGACTTAGAAGCTGACGCTGATGTCGAAAATGGCTGGGAACGATTTGAACCTGGACAGGTGACGCCACAGGTAGACAATGCTATAGTCCGCCGTCGCTCGCGTAATTTGAAGGTTGACAATGAAGAAGCTGTTAATTTTAATTCTAACGCTGATCTCAACTAGCCTTCAGGCGCAAACTTATACTCAAATGCAATGGGGGATGGATAAGACCGTCAACCCATATAATTTTGGCGTCAATATTAATAATTCTTGGTATAATTTAGGTTCAATTAGTAGCTCTGGCGTTTGGGTATTAAGTGACCAATCGCAGATGAGAATCTTAAGATCTACAATATCAACAACTACGATTCCGGCTTCAGTTACAAGTTTTGTTACGAGCGGATATTATGCTGTTGGCGATAAAGGTAACAATTGTCGATATTCTGTTGGCACAAGCACAGGCGCAGGCGCGGTTCAATCGCTTGACGGCAGAT